TTGTAAAATAAAGATGTTTGGGTTAAAAAATTATGGAGGTTCGTGTTGGTTAAATGCATGTATACAAGGTATTTTAAGGATTCCTTTAATTAAACAACGTTATTCTGAAGAATTAGAACCTATTAATAAAGTAGATAAAAGTCTTCTAACAATATGGAAAACACAAGGTAATGAAGGTCTAAAAGATTTATTTGATGCTATAGGTGAAAAGAATGATGCAGCTTATGAAATGTTAGCTGGTAAATCAATTGGTGATTCTAATGAAGCATTCTTATTTTTTTGTGATACCTTACCATTCTTAGATAAGTTATGTAGATATGAAATTGTAGAAAAAATTTTATGTAAATGTGGATTTCATCAAGAAAGACCAGATTCACATATACAATTTGAATTATATCCTTCAGCTAAAAATATTCCTTTAACAACATGTATTTCTGATGTTGTTAAACCTGAAATACTTGAATCATGGAAATGTGATGGTTGTTCTGAACGTGGTCATGCAACTAGACAAATTTCTATGAAATCATTTCCAACAATATTAGTTTTTAAACTTCTTTCAAATTTACCAGTTCTTTACACAAATGTTTTAGTTATTAATTCTCATCGATATCAATTATGTAATGTAATATCTTTTAATGGTGCCCATTGGTGGGCATATAGTAAAGATCAATTGTGGGTAATGTTAGATGATACTCGTGTAAGACAATTACGTTTGAATGAAGTTCCGTCTTCACAATATGCAAAAATGCTTATTTATTATCGGATAAATTAGTAAATGGATTATCCTGTTGTTCTATCAATTTCAATTGTTATTGTAGTTTTAATTGCTGTAGTATTATTTGTTACAGTAGGTATAATTCCAGCAATTACTGTATTTGGCGTTGCTGGTCTTGTTTTCTATTTATTGCATTTATTTGGCAAATTTGATGCAACAATTCAAGATGGAAAAATATCATTTGATTTTCATGAAAATACACCATCTCCTAAGGATACTTCATCTGGAACTGTTCCTCATATAAAAGAAGTATTTCATATTTCTGGAAACTTATATACTTATGATGATGCTCCTGCAGTTTGTGCAGCTAATAATGCAGAATTAGCTTCGTTCGATCAATTAACTGAAGCATTTTCGTTAGGAGCAGAATGGTGTTCATATGGTTGGTCTGCAGGTGGTATGGCATTATATCCTACTCAATCTTCTACATGGTCAAAATTACAAGTAGAATCACAAGAATCTAAAAGAACTGCATGTGGTCATCCAGGTGTAAATGGTGGTTATTTTGATCCTAAATTAAAATTCGGAGTAAATTGTTATGGTGTAAAACCAAAAAATCATGGAATGAAATTTCCTCAACCTTTACCCACACAAGATCCTGGTTTTGATTCTATGGTTCAAAAATTTAAGAAAATGGGTATGAAACTTGCTGGGTTTAATCGCGATATTTGGTCTGAAACTGGCTTAGCTAAACAAGCTGAAAAGAACGTTTCTACAACTGCTGCATCTTTAGAAGGAGATGTAGAATCTATACCTTCAACACTTTATAATGCATTATAATAAATGTATGCCTTACAAACTCCTATTAAACGTAAATCTTTAGAAATTAAAGATGAAATAGTTCAACCTGTAGAACCACGCGGTGCTAATAGTGATCAAGCACATAGAATATGGCAATGGTTACATCATAAACCACAAAATTATTCTTTAACACCAAGAGGTGAATCTACAAGAAAGAAATTAAATCAATAAATACAAATGGCAGAAGTAGCATTAATTCTTGCTTTAGGTGCCGTTGGATATGTTTTATCTAGAGATGATTTTGTTGAAGGATTCAAGCCTTCTCCTAGACCTTTAGAAGATCATACAGATGATGTAACACATACTAATGGAAAGGGTCATTCTAATGAAGTTCCTTTTTTTGGAGCACGTGTAACTCAAAGTATGTATTCTGGTGCTACTGATCATATTTTAGATACACATACTGGTGCAGGAAAAGAATATTTTCAAAAGCGTGAAACTGAATCATTTTATGATATTAAACCAGGAACTGGAAATCCTTTTGGTAAACAAGTAGAAACTGATTTTGAACAATCTCGTATGGTTACAGCTATGCAAACTAAAAATGTATTTCCAGTAGAAAGAACTTTGGTTGGTGCACCAGGTTCAAATGCAGGATATACAAATGAAGGACAAGGTGGTTTTCAACAAGATCAATTACGTGAATGGGCATTACCACCTACAACTGATGAATTAAGAATTGCTTCCAAACCTAAATTAACATTTACATCCGATCCAGTTCCTGGTGTAAATGTTGTTACTCAACCAGGTATTCAAGCACCAGTAAATAAAAATAAACCTGATAAATTTGCAGTATTAGGAATGGATAGGGCAAATACAACTGTAGGTGCACAAACTGCACCTAGATTACATCCTGAAGAACCAATGAAGCCTCAGGCACGTGAAACCACAAGTGTAGCATATTATGGATCAGGTGGAGGACAAGAAGGATTATGGGCATCATATGTTCGTTCATTTACTGAACCCTTTCAAGAATTTATGAAACTAACTACCGAAGGACGTCCTGGTCCTGCTGCTATTCAAGGTTCTGGTAATACAATTGGAGCTGATACATATTCAGCACAAACTAGAAAGGATGAAACTGTTTTTTCCGATGCTTCAAGATTTAATGCTCCCAAATCAGTATTTACTGCAGATTCTCAACATATGGGTTCATATAGATATAATGAACCTCTTCAACAAGATATTCATATGGAACGTAATCATCCTGGAATTTTAGATGCTCGTCAAAGTAATCCTTTAGCTATTCCATTAAATTCATACTAGTTAAAAAACGGATATAACTTTTCAATATATAGAGTTATAAACTATAAAATGCGTCCAAGAGTTGTTGACTTGTTTTCAGGAGCAGGTGGATTAACACAAGGTTTCTCAAAAGATTATGATGTTCTATTTGCAATCGAACATGATAAAGATGCAGCAACAACTTATTCTGCTAATTTTAAACATCCGATGATAAACGAAGATATAACAAAAGTAGATGCTGAATCTCTTCTGAAACAATTTGGAAAAGCCGATGTAATTATAGGAGGTCCACCGTGTCAGGGATTTAGTATGGCCGGTAAACGAGATAATAAAGATCCAAGAAATAGTTTATTTATGGATTATTTAAGATTTGTCAAAGTATTTGAACCCTCATATTTTATTCTTGAAAATGTTCCTGGTATTTTAACTATGAAAACTTCGGCCGGAGAATTAGTTAAAAATATTTTAGTTTCAGAAGTTGAAAAATTAGGATATAAAATAAAATTTGAAAAATTGTATGCACCTGATTATGGAGTTCCACAAAAACGTAGAAGAGTTATATTTCTTGCTTGGAAAGATAAAGAACCTCAATTCCCTCAAAAAACTCATACAAAAGAAACTTATGTTCCAATAAAAACAATTTTATTCCCAAAAAATGAAGTTCTAGAAAAATATTATCATAGTCAAAAAATGATTGATGGATTCTTTGCAAGGTTGAAAAAAAACAAAGAGTCCGGAAAAGGATTTGGAGCACAATTTATTAAAGAAAATGAGCCGTGCTATACAATTTCAGCAAGATATTATAAAGATGGTTGTGATGCTTTAGTAAAATATTCTGATACAGAAATTCGTAAACTAACTGAAAAAGAAGTAGCAAGAGTCCAAACTTTTCCTGACTCTTTTATATTTCCGGTATCTTCAGTCCAAACATATAAACAGATTGGTAATGCAGTTCCTTGCAAATTAGGTGAAGTCATAGCTACCAGTATCTTGAAAATGTTTAATACTTAAAATAAATTGTTCAAAAGTCCATAAAGGAGCAGTTTGATAAACTAATATACAACCATATCCTGTAATTGTTTGAATCAAACATTCCGGAGGGTGTTCGTTAGTAAGATAAATAAGTTTTTTACATCTATCTTTCAAATCCAGATCTTGGCGATAGCGTTCTTTTAACGTTTTTTTTGCAGAAAGAACTATACATGATTGAATAGTTTGACAATCTTTGTGCGGAATGATATAATCTAGTTTATGATTACTTTGTGAAGGTTTTCTTTTATGGATTATACCTGCTGAATCTACAAAATGTTGTTTAAGAAATTGAATCCCATTTCTTTCAAATAGTCTTTCCATTGATTTTTCAAATGAGTTTCCAGCATTAACTTTTCTCGTTTGAAATATCGACATACACATATTAGCAAGATGCATCTTACCTTGTTTATCTTCTTTTTCATCATACCATACTTTTTCAAATTCTTCTAAAGTTAACGGAGTTTTCATAAGGTCAACACATGTTTTATAAGCTCTTTGTAGTTCTGCTTTTTTTTCTTCATGCCATAAAAGTTTTGAAATTTCGTCCATTTTTTCATCAAACACTTTAATATAACAAAGTCCATTTTAATAAATGGATTTAATTCGTGAAACCTTAATTTATAAGAATAATGTTCTTCATGTGTGTATGAATTCTTTAACACGTCAAGAGCAATATGAATTTTTAAGATTAGTAATAGCTACTAGAAAATCTGGTATAACTTTTTGTTATGATAATTCAAATGCTTATATTACATGTATAATTGAAAAAATTGGTTTGGAAAGAATTAAATGTGAAAAGCATTAAAGTATGGCAACCCTGCTCTAACTGCTTGTTGATTTGCTTGTGTATTCATATATCCAATAATAAAAGTTTGATAATCCCCAATCTCAAATCTTCCCGGATAATTTCTATCAGCTTGATTTACTAAGGTATTTACATCAACTTCACGCCATGGAGGCCTTATTAATCCACGATTTACTCGTTTTAACCGGTCTCTTTCAGTTTGTCTTGCATCTCCTTTTGGTGGAGGTCCAGCTACAGCAGCTGCTGCAACTGCTGCAGCTACAGGTCCAACTGCTGGTCCAGCTACAGATGTTTTTGGTCGTGATAAACTTAGAATGTTAGGATCATCTTTTGAAACAATATTTCCATTAGGTAATATTAATTCTTCAGGTGTTTCAGATGCCATTGGATCAATATATCTAAATTTAACTTGACGACCATCAGTATATTTTCTTAAAATAGTCCATCTACCATTACAATGTAATAATAATCCTTGTAAATTTAAGATTTCACCTCCAGCTAAACGAACTAAAATAGGAATATTTCCAGTATATTCAAATGAATTAAATCCTAACATTATTAAAGCTAAACGTAAAACATGATGATGATAATTTTCATCACTTGAACAAAATTCAGCTAAATTTATTCTAGAAAGTGGATGAGCAGGATCAATAGCAGCATGCATTCTTTGACAAAGAGCCATTAATTCAAATTTTGTATCATTTCTATGAACCATATTATAGATATAATCATCATCTACAACATATGTAGGATCAGAAATTCCTTTATCAAAAATTTCAGCTCCTAATAAATTATTTAATGATTGACGACCACATCCTGTATTTTCAGCTTCATAAAATTCATGGAAACTTTTTTCAGGTGGGCGTATAGTTTTATTTAATACTATTGGAGTTGATATTACGGCAGCACCACTAGGACGTCCACCTATAGTAAAATCTTGTATATCTCGAGTATAATTAGGATTTGTAGGATCATACTCAATAATACGTGTTAATTCCATACCTGGATTATCAATTGCTCTTCTAACATTAACTGAATAAACTTTATCTACAGTTCCAGCAGCTGTAAAATTTGTATTTTCTCTAAAAAATTCAGCTAAACTATCATAATCTTTAACTAAAAATGTTCTTTCTTTATTAATATTTAAATATCGTTTGAATGAATTAGATTTCAACATAACAGTTTGATATAAAATATGTGGCGATATTGTATTAGAAATTGTAAACCTTGTAGCAATAACAGGTCTTGCAATAATAGGAACTTGATCTCTACTTGCAGGACTTGGATCTTTTACAGCTCTATCTATTCTTTCTATCGTTTCTCTGATAGAAAGTGGTGCAGGATCAACTATTCCTCCTACTGGTAATAATCCTGGTGGTGGTCCTGCTGCTGCTACTGCTGGTGGTGGTGCTAATGCTGCTGGTAATAATGGAGCTCTTGGTGGTGGTCCTGCTGCTGGTAATAATGGAGCTCTAGGTGGTGCTGCTACTGCTGCTGGTAATAATGGTGGTGGTCCTGCTACTGCTGCCGGTAATAATGGTGGTGGTCCTGCTACTGCTGCTGGTAATAATGGTGGTGGTCCTGCTGCTGCTCTAGGTCCTGCTGCTACTGCTGGTATTATTTGAATAGTTCTTGTTGGAATTGCCCCTCTAGGTGGCATGTTTATTGCTGCAGCTCTTCCTGCCATTTTATAATTATAAACATATAACATTTAATGATCAAGCAAAAAATCCCAAAAGCTTTAAGAGAGCAAATATGGTTGAGAGATTTAGGAAAAAAATATGAAGGAAAATGTCGTATTGTATGGTGTGAGAATAAAATGACTGTATTTGATTTTCAATGTGGTCATGATATTCCTGAATCACATGGTGGACAAACTATCTTGGAAAATTTAGTTCCAATTTGTTCACGATGTAATTTATCTATGAGTAACACTTATACAATAAAACAATGGAATCAATTGTCCCAACCCCAAACAATCTGGAGAAGAATTCTGAGATTCTTCAGACTTACCAAGTCAGATACGGAAAATCATGGTATTCAATCATCCCAAAAAAATACGAACCAGAAAGACAAACTTTCGAAATTGCATGGAAAATGATTAAAGAAAATACATCTTCAAAAACAACTTATCGTGAATGGTTTTTAAAAGAACGTGAAGATGCTAAATTGTTATATGGTTTTTCTCTTTAATTTAATAATGAACCAGTATTTACAAATATTTTTAATTGTTCTTGTAACTTCTTTCTTAATTGTTGGAGGATGGTATTATTGGAAAGGTTATTATCCAGGTTCTTCTCATATAGTTGAAGATCCACCTATATCAAAAAATGGTCTAGATGAAGGACAAGCTAAATTTATGTTTTTTTATACTACATGGTGTCCATGGTCACATAAAGCATGGCCTAAATGGAGATCTTTTAAACAAATGATGGAAAATAATCCTGTAAAATATGGAGATCAAACTATTCTATTTGAAGAAATTAATTGTGATGCTGATAAAGGTAAGGCTGCATTATATAAAATTGTAGGATATCCAACATTTAAATTAGCAACCATAGATAAAACATTTGTAATGCAAGGAACTCCTGATCCATTAACTTTTGATATCTTCTTGAAAGGAGCTTTGGGAGAAAAATCTTCTAGTTAATTCTTCTCCACGAGAAATCATTTCTTCACGTTGTTTTTCACCAATATCTGATATTCCTGAAGGTAAACTATAATGTAAATTAATATTATTTTTATGAAATGTTTTTTTCCTTTCGTAAATACATGAAGATTTATACATTCCATATAAAAATTCTAAATGAGAAATTTGTTTAATTGTTTGAGGTGTTATTTTTGGATCATCATGAATAATAGATAAAAATAATGTTTGTTCATGATCTTCTGGAGGAACAAAATCAATAATAATATTAGTTAGATAGCCCCCATCAATATAAACTGAATCATTAATAATCTGTGGACAAAAAATTAAAGGAATACAACACGATGCTCTTAAAGCTTTTAAAATTGGAATATTACCTGCAAATATAGTTAATGAATGTTTAGTTATATTTGTTGCACAAATTTTTAGTTTTTTAGGAGTATCGCAAATATTTTTATTACGTAAATTTATTTGTTCAGAATCAAATAATTCTAAAATAAATAATTCAAATAAATCCATTTCAAATAAACCTTTTTTTTGAAATGAAGTTTGTAATTCAACTAAAGAAAATGTAGTAAATTTACTAAATGAAGAAATTTTAGTAGACATTCTTTCTAATGCTTGAATATCTAATTTATATGCTAAAGCTACAGCAACTATAGAACCAACTGAACATCCATAAAATTCTTCAAACGTAAATTTTTTGTCAAGTATTTTTAAGGCTCCTAAATGTAATATTCCTTTCATTCCACCGCCTCCTAAAGCAAGAATTTTATATGTCATTGTAGTAATAAGTAAAGAATGATGAAAGCCAGAGAAATATGGGATGAACAAGAAGAACATAAATTGTATAAATTAGGTGCTATGAAACCTATTTTATCACAGATTGAAGGTAAGGTTCGTCAACAAGCAATTACAAATGGTAATGCTCCCTACATCCTATTTGAAGTTCCTTCTTTTGTTTTTGGTTATCCTTTATTTAATCATAAAGATGCTATAAATTATTTATTAAATGAATTATTAAAAGCTGGATTTTGGGTATGGAATGTTGAAGAAAAATATCTTTTAATATCATGGTTAAAACCTGTAAAGTCAAAAGATTTAGGTAAACCTATTCTAACAACAAATTACCGTCCACTTGTTTATGACAATGTTTTTATGCAGTAATTCGCGAGAGTTCTTGCAGATGGATCTGTAGTTTCAGGTGACCATTTAGGCATCCAATAATACGGAATAATATTTTCACAATTTGGATAATGTTTTTTAAATATATTTAAATAATGATATTTTTCATTATCTACGAAACTTCTATACCAAGGTTTTGAACCAATATTTATTACACCATCACTAAATGCTTCTTTTCTTCTTTCAAGTATTTCAGTTGGTAAATATCCTACAAATGCATCTCTCAATAACTGTTTTTCCATACCATTTCTAAAATATTCAGTAGGAATATTGTTAAAAACGTATTGAGCAAATTCTTTATCTAAAAACGGTGTTCTAGGTTCTAAACCGTGTGCAGTCATAGATCTATCACTTCTTAAAACATCAAACATATGAATATTATCAAGTAAATTCTTAATTTCATTTTTAAATTCTATATTCGTAGGAGCTTTTTGCATATATAGATATCCTCCAAATAATTCATCTGATCCGTCTCCATTAAATATAACTTTGAAATCTGTATTTTTAGAAATATATTGACCTAATAACCAGTTTCCAATAGATGCTCTAATAGATGTTACATCATAACTCTCAATATCTATAATAACAATTTCAACATTATTTATAAAATCTTCTTCAACGCATATAATTTCATGATGTTCTGTTCCTAAATATTCCGCAACTTTTCTTGCGTATGTTAAATCTGGTGAATTTTCAATACCTATACTGAACGTATGTAATTTTTCTTGTTTCATACATTTAGAAAGAATTGAACATATGATACTGCTATCTAAGCCGCCACTTAATAATGCAGCAATAGGTCTATCACTCAAACATCTTTTTTCTACCGATTTAATTAATTTCATTCTAATATTTTCCAATATATCTTGATACGAAAGAGAATTATATACGGGTTGATTGTTAATCAAACTAAAATATTTATATGATTCAATAACTAAATCTGAATTGATTTTCATAATTGTTCCAGGAAGAACCCAATTCTTTTTTTTTAAATTACTTAGAGCTTTCATTTCACTTGCAAAATAAATTACTGATTCTTCTTCAGACACAAATAAAGGTCTTATTCCAAATGGATCTCTTGCTGCATATAAAGTATTAGATTCAATATTATATGCAATAATTGAAAACACACCATCTAATTTTGAAGGAATATCTTTCCAATCATATTTATTAAACATGTATGGAAGAATCCAACAATCACTTGAATTTGGTGGAGGAACTAAACCCAATTCTGTTTCCAGTTTTTTATGATTAAAAATTTCTCCATTACAAATAACATACCATTTTCCCGATGATAAAGGTTGATTTCCATGTCCATTAATTTTTAAATGACTAAATTCTAAAACAATATGTTTTAAGTGTGTTATAACATGATTATCTGGTCCACGATGTTTAAGTTTATTTATATTTGGCGTTAAATCTATGCTTTTTTGATTATGAAAACAACATAAGATTCCACACATTTCTTTAACTTAGAATTATGTTATGTAAGTAATAAATAAATGATGTATACCGCTCAAGAAATTATAAATTTGTCACTAAATGCCTCATTTTTAGCAATTTTCTATACATTTTTTGGTGCTTTTATTTCATATGTATTTTATCATATTTTTGATGAATTTGATGAAAAATGGCAAAAACGATCTGAATTATATAAATTTGCTGATGTTTCAATTGAAATAGTTATAATAGCATTAGCTGCATTTTGGTCTTCACAAATTATTCAACCACTACCACCCTTATTCAAAGTTAAAAAAGTTTTAGATGTAATGGTAGATTCATATATATCTGGAATATTCTTTCTTTTTGCTATATTTTTATTTTTAGATCAATTAACTGAAAAATTAAAATTTTTACATAATCAATATTTAGGTCAACATTTACAAAAAATACTTCCACAACATGGACATCTATTAGATTTTTCATTAAGTTTTAATCCACCTAAAACAAAAACGAATTAAAGTTTTGACGTTCTCTGAATTTTAAAAATAATGGATTGTCATCATGAATTTATTGCTGATGAAGGTGAATATGTTTGTCATATGTGTGGTTCAATAGGTGATCGTGTAATTGATGAAGCAGCAGAATGGCGTAATTATGATAATGGTAAAGATGAATCCTCACGTGCAGGATTTACTACATCAGATTTACTGCCTGAATCTTCATATGGTTCAATTATTTCTTATAAAGGTATTGC